ACCAACGGCACGAACCATTTGGAGAGGAACATATGGGCAATAGAAGAGACCAGCATCATAAGGTGAGGTTCCCTTATAACCCATTACATAGAAGTGGTTGTTGGAAACATTTGCCGAATAAGGATCAACATAGACCTTAATACGACCGTTTAGAGTACCAACTAGAGTTGAGGAAGTATCATCAACACCAGCAAGACCATTGTTACCAGCAAGAGCAGGGGTGTAATCAAGAACACCAGCCATGCCGAGAGCACTTGCAACATCTGCTGAACAGATGATGAAGTTACCCTTGCCACGACGAGTTTGCTGACCGATTGCGTTTGCATCACGCTCGATCTGGAATAGAAGACCCTTGAACTTCTCAACCGACCAACGACCGTTAGAATCAACATCTAGGTCGAAGATACCAGCGTTAGCAACATTGTTCTGAGCACCAGGCTTAGCAATGCGGTAGATGGTACGAACAACTTCACGGTTGATTTCAGCAAGAACCTCAGTTGAGAGGATGTTTGCTAGTTCGGTCTCAGCATCAAGACCATGGATAGCCTTGAGGTCTTGTGCGAGTTCTAGCGAGTACTCAGCCTTGAGGGCGCGTGACTTTGCAGTTACGGTAACCTTCTCGATTGAGAAACCCATCTCACGGAAGTGGTTGCCAGAACCATCGCCAAGTGCTTCTGCTTGAGCAGTGGTCATGCCTGTACCGCCTTGGGTATAGGTGCCGCTGTCATTTAGAAGACCAGGGTTGGAACCAGTCTGATCGTTAGAAGCGAGTGAATCACCGCTGTTCTCGGAAGAATGCTCGGTATCTGCTTCGTTGAAGAATGCTTCACGACCAGTCCAATCGCCAGCGTTAGAAGTACGGGTAGTACCGACAACTGAACGCATTGCGAAGATAAGTCCAGTAGGACCTGTCATTGGTTGAACACCGCAGATGTCATAAGCCATTAGCTTAGGCATCGAACGACGAATCAACGAAATTAGAACAGGGTCGAAACCAGCTACAGGACCACCTGCATCTGATGTACCCGAATAACCAGTACCACCAAGCGAGTTGGTTGGTGCTGCTTCTGTGAGCATACGCTCTTGGCGTAGGAATGTCTCTTGGTTTTCTAGCAGTACTGAGGTGACAGCCTTCTTGTAAGAATCCTGGATAGGATCAGCATCTTTGTGCTCAAGAATGGGTGCCCACTTTTCCTGCAATTGCTCTGACATGAACATTTGCTTTTCTCCTTAAAAAAATGAGTGTTTGTGTTAAATTAATAACAAATGCTTAATTATTTATAAATCAAGCTTGTTTTGAGGACCAACGGGAAATCGCTGCTGCATATGCAGACATCGTATCTCCGATAACAGGTTGTTCTACAGGAATATCTTCAATAACTGGCGCAGCAGTTCTTGAGAAATATGACTCCTTTAGAGTCTCGATCTTCTCACGAAAATCTTGCTCATTGACGAACTCAACACCTTCGGATAAACTTGCTAGCTTATCTTTTTGTGTTTCAGCAAGTCCAACAGAAACTTCGCTCACAATCCCATTCTTAATATAACCACCAAGTTTCTTATGCATCTCGACATTTAGATCGATTTGCTCATTGAGCTTCTCTTCCATAACATCGAGTTGTTCGGTCATCTCATTGACGATCTCGAACTGCTCTTCAGGAACATCAAGATGATTTTCCGTGAAGAGATTTCTGAGTCCGTGCATTAGGTTCTCTGCAATCTCGGTCTTAATGCCGTTATCAATTGCGAGAACATTTTCTTCGATCCACTTTTCTGCAGCAAAAGTTAGGTATGAATCGATTTGCTCGGACATTTCTACCTTGAATTCAGCAACTGCTTCCTCGAATGCTTGCTCATATGCTTCATTCATAAGAGCAACTTCTTCGTTTAGTTTAGCATTAACTGCTGCCTCAAAGATTAGTTTTGCTTTGTCTCTGAATTCTTCTGTAAGGTCTGAACCAGATACAAGAGCGTTAAGATCCTCGTCGAATTCGTATCCAATAGTTTCTTCGGTTTCTTCTTCGATGGTTTCTCCATCAGTTTCGGTCTCCTCGAAAGTTGGACTCTTCTTGATAGAATCTTGGGTAGCTCCAGATGCATGTGAAGGTTTGGTCGATAGCGACTTGCTTCCTTCATGCTTCATCTTAGCAGCAACCTTTTTACCGATTGACTCGGTATCATCGGGCTTACCAGAGGTTGGAGTAGGACCACCAATTTCTTCAGATTCGTCTTTTAGATCAGACTTTTCTGCGGGTTTAGCACCCTTGGTGACTACATTGGAAGCCTCCTCGATTTCCATTGTTTCAATATCTCTTGACATTTGAGTTGTCTCCTGTCTAATTTACGGGGATTTTCTTGTAATTATTTATATATTAAATATTTTATAAACCTCTGAGGAATGATGCAAACGCTTTGAGTTTGCGCTCCTGAAGGTCAAAACGAGTTGCCTCGTCAATGGTTTTCTTAAGTTGGTTGATTTCAACTTCCCTTAACATACCACTTTCCCAAACCCACTCTTTACCTTCCATAATCCCCTCAACAAAAGCGTCAGGAGCAGAAGGGTCAGCTACGATATCCGCAGCAGTGGCGAGCATGAAATCTTCGCCAACATAATTGACACCATCTTTTACTGTTAGAGATCCTAGACCTCTAGAAGAAACACCGAGTTTTACTCCCTCATCAAGTAAGTTTTTAGCAATTTTACCCATTGGAGTTTCCAATAGTTTTGCCTTACCGATGAAATTGTTTCCTTCTCTCTTTAGGGAAAGAATTTTATGTGAAACACGATCAAGGTTGATGGTAGGACCATCAGGATGACCAAGTTCACCAAGAGCTCTGCCTGTTCCAACAAAGTTCTCATTATATTTAGTAACTTCGCGCTCTAGGATATTTACGGGATAATTTCTTCCGTTTCTATTTGTTAGATCACCTTGAAGAAAAATACCTTCAATGTAATGAGTTTTCTTACCGTCTTTCTCTTCAGTAAGTACTTGAATCTCTTCGATGTTTTCGGTGATTAGTTTCATCATTCTTCTTCCTCTGATACCTCTTGGTTGAATAAGTTTTGTGCAACTTCAACTTTTCTTTGTTGAATCAACTCATATGCTTTATTCTGAAGAGCACCATTGACAAGATCAAGTGTCTGTGACTTGTTGCCAGTGAATAAACTATCAAAAATTTCTGTAGACATAGTGTTAAGATCTCCTTATCTAATTATTTAGAATTCTGCCTTTTTCAAGTCTTTTGGATCTGGTTCAACACCACCTTCTCCAACTTGAGGTCCACCTTGATCCATTTCCCCGCCACCAGCTGCATCTACGGGTGCAGCACCGTCATCCATAGGCATTCCTGTTGTAGGATCTACCATTGCATTTGGATCCATGATCTTACCATCTGCCATTTCTCCTTCAATTTGCTTATCAATCTCCTTGAATTCTCTTTCAGTTTGTTTGAGAATTTGGCGACGAATTTGCTCAATCGAGAAGTATTTCCCAACAAATGGATCCATTGCTCCAACGAGATTTAGTCTCTCGTTCATCATCTCCATGTTCTTGAGTTCATTGAAGTAATTATCTGCAATAAAATCAAATTGAATATGATTTTTAATCTCTTCCCAATCCTCAAGAGTAATAATACCCTTTAGGATCAATTGAGTTTTTAGAATATCCGCAAACAATTCAGAGAACTGCTTACGGAGACGATTAATGAACTTCTGGAACTTGAGTTCGTCTCTCGTAATTTCAGTCGATCGACCAATATTAAATGTCGTTTCTGTTTCTAAACGAGATGATGGAACATTAAGTGACTTATAGAGTTTCTTCTGGAAGTATTTGACATCCTCAAGTTCTCCTAGATTCTGTCCACCAGGAAGAGTAGAGATCTCAGTTCCTCTACCACCTTCACGACGAGGTAACCAGAAATCTTCTAGCATACTCATGAACTTCTTATCATCTTTGATCTCGCCAGTGTTAGCGTCATACACTAACTTATTTCTATAGCGAGACATAACCTCACGAAGATATTGCTCTGCTTTGATCTTAGGTAGATTTCCAACATCGATGTAGAAAATTCTACGCTCTGGAGCACGCGATAGACGGTAAATAACCAGAGAGTCTTCAATCATGCGGAGTTGATTTACCGCTTTAATTGCTTTATGGAGATGTGAAATCACCATATTTTTATTCATATCAAAGATACCAGAATGCACAAATGTGATTGCATCTGGAGAAATTCTGATACCTTGTGTCTCCCCAGCACCAGACTTAAATCCTTTAGCGTTGTAGATGTAGTACTCTACAGTCTTTTGCATGAATACTTCTTTTGGATCACTAGGATCAACTCGCCCAGGTTTATTTTCAATCTCCATTACCTTGCGAATTTTTCTAGGATCAATATTTCTCAGTTCAATAATCCCTTGCTTGGGATCTTTTGGATCAATCATTTTGTGGTAGAATAGTCTCCCGTCAACATACCAACGACGGAAAATATCGTATGATTTATTATCAAAATCTAATAGATCTAAAACATAATCAAACTCTTCTCTGATAAGTTTCTTGACCTTATCGCTTACACCTTTTAGATTAGAGAGCTCAATCTCGACAGGAACATCATCGAAGTTTCCGCAGATTGCTTCATTGACAACATCATCTACAGCAGAATCACATTCTGGTTGCATAACCATATTTCTATAACGAGTGATCAACTCCCACTCATTTTTTACAGTACCATCAATATCCAGATAGTACCCAAAATGTCCACCACCTGAGATAGGAGTTGCACCGTCTTGACTGTCTTTCTGCACAAAAGAAGGCCCTTTCGGAACCTTCTTTGCTCTTTCTATAGAGTATCCAAATAACTGAGACATGTTATAGTATCGAAGATTAATCCGATACTATTTATCAAAGTTATTATGAGGTGTATGATGGAGCGATAGGTGGATTTCCTGATACCAACTCAGCATCAGTTGCTGGAGTTTCGATTGTCCAGTACTGAGTCTGTAGTTCTACAGTGAATTCTTCAATCGCATCATTTGATCCGTAGTCGAGATCGATAGCAGCAACATTAGATGGCCAGCAATCCTTGAATCGGTAAGAAACAATAGCGTTTCCTCTTCTGTCAAGTTGAGTAACCTTCATGTCTGCCATGTAGTTTAGATAATCTGCGCTAGTTGCTGCAGTCTCACCGTAACGGATTCTGGTAGCATTCTCTTCATGGACTTGAATTGCTTCCATCCACTGAAGGAATACTTGTCTTAGAGTGTGAGTGGTATCGTTCTGGATCGTAATTGTCCATGGCTCAAAAGTTCTGTCTCCAGCAATCTTGAGCATTCTTCCACGGAAAGGAACTTCAATAACACCAACGGTTGACGATGGTAGTTGAGCTGCCTTTACAGTGAATGAAGCGAGTCTTACGATATCATTAGCAGATACACCTGCTAGAGCAGTTCCAGCTGCTCCGATACCAATTGCACTTCCAGGGGTGGATCCAGGTAGAGAAATGTCTACCTGGAATAGATTTGGTCTTGCGAAGTCTACATCTAGCGCACCCATGAACGCTGTGATAGGACCTCTATTGTTACTTGCCATTTGATTTTTCCTCCTTATAGTTTAGTCGAATGGTTATTACGAAGCAACTTCATTGAACGAAATACCAGATCTTGTTGCAACAAATGTTAGGGTAATGTAGTTAATAGTTCTGGTTGGTTTTAGATAAATCTCAGCATATAGTTCTCCTCTATCAATTGAATCTGGAGTATTGTTCTCAGAATCGCACTTAACTAGATAATCTTGTAGACCTCTTCTTGCTTGAATGTTTCTGAGGAAAGGATCAACGCTATTAACGAATGATGCTCTTGAAGTTTCATCATTTAACTCGAACAATAGACTCTTAGCAGCATTTGCAATAACTTTTTCACATAGGAGGAATAGTCTTCTAACATTGATTCTATCGAATGCGGATGCATATCCTAGAGCGGTCTTATCACCGAAGAGTACGATTCCAGATCCAGGGAAGGATACGATTGGGTTTACTCTCTCAACATATAGTTGATCTCTCTGTTGCTTAGATGGTGAGTATGCAAGTTTGATTGCATTTCTTAGAACACCTCTTGATAAACCAGCAGGTGAATACCACTCTGCTTC